GAATGGCATTTTGTTTACCAATCAGACGGTCAGTACGTCGGTGACATTTCCGACAGGTTATGAAGGCATCAGCGGTAAGAATACAACCGTTGCTAGTGGTGCGACAGTGACTGTCCCCTCTGGCGCTAACTGGACGATAGTGTGATATGCCAATAACGATCAACGGTAGCGGTACGATTACAGGTTTATCCGCAGGTGGATTGCCTGATGCCACCATTGTGACTGCTGATATTGCTGATGCAAACATTACTGCGGCTAAGTTAGATGGCGCTCAGAGCGGCTCTGCTCCGATATATGCTGCTAGGGCTTGGGTGAACTTTAACGGTACGGGTACGGTGGCTATTCGTGCGTCAGGTAATGTGTCGAGTATTACGGATAACGGTGTTGGCGACTATACGGTTAATTTTACGACTGCGATGGCTGATGCGAATTACACAGCGATTGTCACGGTGGATTATACGATTGTTGGAAGTTCACATACCAGAACTACGTCCACTGTTCAACTTGGTACTTGTATTTGTACTACGGCAGTTAGATATGATCCAGTGTATGTGCAATTATCTGCTTTCCGTTAAAGGACAACCATGAACCAAAGAATTATTTATCCAACTGATGACGGCGGCGTGGCGATTGTGATACCTGCGCCTGAAGCATTGGAAACAATGACGATTGAAGAAATTGCTGCTAAGGACGTACCTGCTGGCAAGCCGTACCAGATTGTAGACGTATCAGAAATACCATCAGACAGAACTTTCCGTGGAGCTTGGACATGGGCATCGTAATTGACGTAAACAAAGCTAAGGCCATTGGTCATGATATGCGTCGTGCTGCTAGATCGGCTGAGTTCGCGCCACTAGATATTAAGGCTACGATTCCGTCAGAGGCTAATGCTGCTGAGGCTGCTCGTCAGGCTATCCGTGAGAAATACGCAACAATACAAGCACAGATTGACGCGGCTACAACACCTAACGAGATTAAAGTAGCACTAGGGATTTGATATGCCAATCAAGTTAAACACAGCTTCTGGTGGTGGAGTAATACTAACTGGTGCTAATACAGCATCGGATAAGACGATTACGGTTCCTGCTGCTGATGGAACGATGCAATTGATTCAGCAAGCTACTGCTGTAAGTGCGTCTGGTACTAGCGTTGACTTTACTGGCATACCGTCGTGGGCGAAGCGCATTACGGTGATGTTTAGTGGTGTGAGTTTAAGCGGGACAGATAATTTTTTAATTAGAATCGGCCCTAGTGGTGGAGTAGAAACATCAAGTTATAGTTCATCTAGCATTTACGGAGGATCTGCAACAGGTTCTGGCAGTTCTAGTTCTGGATTTTTACTTATTGACGGTTCGGCTGCAAACGTGATTTCAGGAATAATTACGTTAGTAAATTTAACTGGAAACACTTGGGTATATAACGGAATGGGTTCGAGCGACGGTAGTACCGTAATTGTGTACGGAACCGGCGTGAAAACTATTGCTTCTACGCTATCAGTAGTTAGCATTACACGAACTGGAACCAACACCTTCGATGCTGGAACAATCAACATAATGTACGAGGGCTAAATGAGCGTCACCATTAACGGCACTAACGGCCTAACGTTTAACGATGCCAGCACTCAGAATACTGCTGCGACAGGTTTTGGATTTAAGAACCGCATTATCAACGGTGCTATGGTCATCGACCAGCGTAATGCTGGGGCGGCGGTAACAATAAATTCGACTGCCAACACCTATGTTGTTGACAGGTGGAACGGCGTTGGTCAAGCAAGTGACGGTGTATTTACACTCCAACAGTCATCCACAGCACCAGCAGGATTTACAAAATCTTTGTTGGCAACCGTGACAACCGCTGACAGTAGTATTGGCGCAACGCAGTATTACTTAATTAGGCAAATAATTGAAGGCTATAACGTCGCTGATCTAGGGTTTGGCGCGGCTGGCGCAAGCACATTTACGCTGTCATTTTGGGTGCGAAGTTCAGTTACTGGAACTTTTGGTGGTGCGGCAACAGACAATAGTGCTTTGTATTGCTACCCATTTAGCTACACAATTTCGGCGGCAAACACTTGGGAACAGAAGTCGATAACGATTACTGGCCCAACATCTGGGTCAACATTCGATAAGACTAATGGTGGTGGTCTAAATCTGTACTTCTCGCTTGGCATGGGTTCAACCTATTTGGGAACTGCTGGCGCATGGGCATCTGCGACTTATTTCTCAGCCACAGGTTCTACCAATCTTATCTCCACACTTAACGCAACCTTCTACATCACCGGCGTACAACTCGAAAAAGGCAGCACAGCCACATCATTTGATTACAGGCCGTATGGTACGGAGTTGGCGTTGTGCGAACGCTACGCTCAATTTGTTGAAACATCAGCAAATGGTCAATTTAGCAGTGGCACTATGAATGTGCCTGCTCCATATAGAACCACGATGCGTTCATCACCTTCTTCTACGGCTATTTCTGTAAGGGTTTCTGGCAACATATCTTCATACTCATTAAACAATCCTACTGTATATGGGTCTGAATTTCAAATTACTGCCAATGCGTCTAACCCATACGTTTTGGGCGCACGCTATCTTCTTACAGCGGAGCTTTAAATGTATAAATTGCTAAAAGATTTTACTGGTGTTGAATGGGGGGTTCTATTTGTAGAAAAAAGCCTTAGCATACCCTTCGATCCAGCAAACACCGACTACCAGCAGTATCTGAAGTGGATTGAGGCTGGCAACCAACCTTTACCGGCAGACGAATGATGACGCCTGAACTGCAAAAGTATTACGAAGACCGATTTTCCATGATGGCCCACCAGGGCTGGCGCGATCTACTAGAAGATATTGACGGAATGATAACGTCCTTGAACAATGTAGCCACTATCCAGGACGAAAAGGATTTACAATTTAAGAAGGGTGAGTTATCTATCCTGAATTGGCTGAAAACCTTGAAACAGGTCAGCGAAGAGGCATACGAGGGGCTCAATGAGAAAGATCTTTGAATTTCTCTGCGAAAGCGGAGAACGCATCGAACGATTTGTCGAATATGAAGACAAAGAAATTCGTTGCAATTGCGGCAAGACAGCCCGCCGCACCATATCTGCACCGGCGTTTAAATTGGAAGGGTGGTCGGGAGCGTTTCCAACAGCTCACGCAAAGTTTGATAAAAGCCACCGAGACAAGCTAAAATCCGAGCAGAAGGCGAACAGATAAGCAGAAATGCCCTGTTCATGTTTAATCCTGAGAACCAAAAGATGGCAGGAAAAGGAACTTCGACATGTTGATTGATAAAGAACCAGAGATGCCTAGTGAGTTGGAGGCAGAAGAAGCGAAACTACCTGAACTAGCAGCGCCCCAAGTCCCAGAATTGCCAGACCGCTATCGCGGAAAGTCGATTGAGGACATTGTAAAGATGCACCAAGAGGCCGAAAAAGTCATTGGGCGCCAGGCGCAAGAAGTCGGGGAAGTGCGGAAACTGGCCGATGAGCTCATCAAGCAGAATCTCTCGTCAAAACCTCAACCTGTTGAGAAGGCAGAGCCTGAAGTAGACTTTTTTGAAGACCCTCAAAAGGCGATTCAAAAGACCGTTGAGACACATCCTGACGTACTTGCTGCCAAACAGGCAGGTATTGAGTTCAAACGGATGCAAACTCAGCAACGCTTGGCGCAAGAGCACCCAGATTTCATGGAAATCGGGGCAGATAAGGACTTTGAGACATGGATTAAGTCGTCTCAGGTTCGTCTGGAGCTCTACGCACGGGCGGATGCCGGGTTTGATTTCGATGCGGCCAATGAATTGCTGACAACCTACAAGCAGATACGCGGTATCAAGCAAAAGCAGGCGGATCAATCCGGTAAGGAAGCCCGCCAGCAGACCTTGAAAGCCGCGCAGGTGGATGTAGGGGGTACCGGAGAGAGTTCAAAACGTGTCTATCGCAGGGCTGACCTAATTCGGCTGAAAATGACCGACCCGGCTAGATACGATGCGCTGTCCGATGAAATTATGGCGGCCTATGCAGAAGGACGGGTCAAGTAAATTTTACTTTTGACTTTAGGAGTTAGACATGGCAACCGCATTTTCCCCAGCAAATAGTGTAACAACCACAACAGCAGCAACCTTCATCCCCGAGATTTGGAGTGATGAGATTGTTGCGGCCTACAAAAAGAACCTGGTTCTGGCCAATGTTGTTATGAAGATGAACTTTAAGGGTAAGAAAGGTGACACCGTTCACGTTCCTGCCCCAACCCGTGGCTCGGCTTCGGCAAAAGTAGCCACCAATGCAGTCACGCTGATCGCTGCGACAGAATCTGAAGTTCAGATCCTGATCAACAAGCACTACGAGTACAGCCGCCTGATCGAAGATATTGTCGAAGCTCAGGCATTGAACTCGCTGCGTCAGTTCTACACCAACGATGCCGGCTATGCACTGGCCAAGCAAGTTGATACTGATCTGGTACAACTTGGCCGCGCGTTCAACGGCGCCACCATTGGCACTGATGACTACGCAACTTCGGCGTCCAGCACCAAAGCTTATATCGGCTCGGACGGCACCACTGCGTATAACAGCGCGACCTCGAACGCTGCTGCCCTGACCGATGCTGCAATCCGTCGCACCATCCAGCGTCTGGATGACAACGACACCCCAATGGACGGTCGTTTCTTCATCATCCCACCATCCAGCCGCAACACGCTGATGGGTCTGGCTCGCTACACCGAGCAGGCATTCGTGGGTGATGGCAACGCCATCCGTAACGGCGAAATCGGCAACCTGTACGGTATCCCCGTGTTCGTGACTTCCAATGCTGATACTGGCGCTGGTAACTCGGGCGCTGACCGTATCTGCCTGATGGGCCACAAGGAGTCGATGGTTCTGGTTGAGCAGATGGGCGT